TTATCAGCTCTTCCTACTGTTAAATCAACCTCCCTTACCAGTACTCCGGGAGATCATTGAGGAGTCGCCATGTTTTTTTCAGTAAATCTCAGTTTATCTAAAAAATATTTATTAAAAACTTACTTTACACAGGGGAAACTGGAAGTGAGCACTACCAGTCTGGATATTGCCAATCACATGAATGCTTATTACCTCTTCTGGAGTTTGAAATTCTTTGTACTGTGCATTCTTTACACTCATAAGAATACGAAGATGCTACAGGACCTCTATCTTTACGAGTTCTATAAAATCCATCTATAAGATTCTTCATTTCACCACAAACTCTACATTTTCTATCCACAAGAAGAAGATGACCTAATCTTATCTGCTTGTCTAGTTCCATTAACTTAAATACTCCCACATATAAGATCTATCTCCATATTCATCAACATACCATCTATCACCTTCACCATCCACAAAACTATTTTCGTCCAACCCATCTGACATGAATCCAAATGGTGCCATATCTTGTTCTATTTGATTTTTCTGTTCTTCATACAATCTCTTTCTTACATCTTGATCGGTAAGTTCCTTAAAATAATCTTGAGCTACTAACCAAGCATATATGACTAAGCACATTGCTAAGTCATCATTGCATCCTTCTTCTGCTTCAAATGAGTTGTGCTTTTGAATGAAAGTAGTTAACTCACTCATTATCTCATAATCACGGAAAAGAAGTTTGTTCTCTTCAATCATTGTTTTTAAGTTAAGACACCCAACTTTTTTTACAGTTTTGGACATCTTTACACCAAGTTGTGTTTTCTTTCCAGAAAATCCCTGACCTACTATTTGACCTGCCCTACCTCTCATTGAACACATCAACAAGTTACTGTATTCCAGATCATATTGAAGAATACTTGCTACTTGATCTCCAACATCATTTACTTCGCATAGGATATATGCATTATTATATGCCGTTGCTGCTTCATGTATTATGCTTGGGAAAAGCATTGGTTTGATTTCATTATTCCTATATTTGGCAACAACTTTATGCGGAAACTGAGTTATATCAACCACAGTAAAAGCGGAGTAATCATTACCAACCCCCCTAGCCACGTCTACTGTGATTAAATAATCGTGGTTTTCTTCTGGATCATCATATACATCTAAACCACCACTTTTTGTTTTTGGACTTTCGTATATTAACGATCTAAGTTTGCTTGGAGCGATCAGAGTATCTACTGATCCTAAAAACTCACATTCAAACTCAACTTTAAACTGTTGTTCGGATGTGTTGGCAATCGTTTGTTTTTTCCATTCCTCATCTCTTCCGGGAACTTCACTCCAATGAACATCCGTGAATACATATTCATTTTTACCTTTTTCGGCATCATGCCACATGCGGTAGAAATGATTCATACCATGTGGGGTTGAAACTATGATTACTTTGGTCTGTTTACCTGAAGTAATCGTTGGATATACCGATGCAAAGAATGAATCTGCAATGTGATTCGGAACGAACGCAAATTCGTCCAAAAATAGAATGTTGAATGACATACCACGAACCGCAGAAGCAGAAGTAGAAGCAGCCAAGATCTTACTTCCATTCTCAAGTTCAAGAGAACCCTTGTTCCAAGATATGATTCCTTGTTGCATCCATTTTGGTAAGTTTTCATAAGCGGTCTGTAACCTATCCAGGAGCTCCCTGGCTGTCGCTGCTTTGTTTGCTAGGATACCTATGTTAACATTATCGTTAAACACAGCATAATGGAGCAGGAAGGACACTACAGTGGTTGATTTACCAGTCTGTCGTGGCATCTTGCAGATATTAAATCTGTGATTATGAAAGTTATTGATTAACTTCTCTTGGAAATGATATGGTTTAAATATTTGAAGACCGTGATCCAAGGTCACAATCTTTACATAATTATTTGCAAAATAAACAGGATCATCTTTACACTTAACAAACTCAAGAATTTGCTCTTGCGTAAACTCAATCGGAGTATTCGCTTTTTTTAAAAGAGGATTACCAAGATAAACATCATTTGACATAATAAATCAATCCTATATTAACAGTTCCAAGCTCTGAGAGACTTATTAATTCTTGAATCTGGATCGTTAGCTGTTTTTGCTGATGTCAGTTTCTTTTTCATTCCGGACATACGAGCACAAAAACTTTTTCTACGCGGATTTCCAACTTTTTTTGATGGTGCTTTGAGATCACTTCCCGGATTTTCACGCTCATACGATTTGCGTCCTTTTTCGTTGAGTCCACCCTCTTTATTCTTACCTGCAGAGCGTTGCCATGCAGCAACTTCTTCCAACTCAACTTCTTCCCCCATCGGTTTCACATAGTTTCTATTTGGACCAAGCTTTGCTGCACTTCCTCCTTGTGGACCGAATGCTTGAATAAGTGGTTGCCCAGGTTGTATTTCCGAGACTGTATGGTAAATTACATTAGATCCTGGATAAACTTTCTGCAGTTCATCAGTTATTTCTCTTCTTGTTGGAACCTTTGTTTGTGGGAAGAACATTCTGAGGGAATAGTATTTTCCTCTCCAAGAAAGAGTAACTGCAATAACATTGCCTATTTGAGATTGAAGTCTCGTTGCTTCTTCTATTTGCGATTTAAATCCTTTAATTGGTTCTGGTTTAATCAGATCAACAACTTCAGCAAAGGTATTTCCATCAGCATCTTCAATAGTTACATCTTCTGCTTTTACGCAACGGTTATAGGTTTTTCCAAATAACTTTTGAGTTCCTTTCTTTTTATATCCTGACCAACACTTCATTTCATCCATAATTTTATCAACTAATTTTTGTTCCTCCATCTCCCCACTCGCAATATAATCTGCTGCAGTGTCAATATAATCCGCTGCTTTAGTGATTTTTGATTGTACCCATGCTTCCAAATCTCCTTCGCCCTTTCCCACTTTCATTTGAAGTCTCTTTACTGCATCTTCAATGGTTTTGAGTTCTGATCTTGCCATCGAATACTCTTCATCTTTAACGGAAACTTTATCCCACGCTTTTCCACCATAAGAGCACTCTGATCTAGATTCTCTTTTATCGCATAATGGGCAATATCTCTTCTCTTCAACTGCCTCCGATTTATTCCCCCAGTTATCCGCACCAACTTTACGGCATTTAACGAGTGCTCCTGAAGCATATGCACTTGGCCAAACATCATAGCGAGTCTTTACTTTATGATAGCAAGCATCTTTTTTGCCGCTACCTTTTCCTTTTTTATCAGCCTCTTCGTTCATTTTCTTCTTCCTTCCTTGGCAATGGGCTCTTTGAGAAAATCCTTTGGGGTTGTCACAATCTATTGATTTTTTATATTTATCCGACCACTCTTCTTCAACAGATTTTTTAGGTTTATCTGTACTGACATATGTTGGTTTTGCTGCACCCGACTTTTGCTGTTGACCGGGATCTGCTGCTTTCTTTCTTCTTGCTGCCGACAATCTTTCCGATGGTGTCATACTTGCTCTTTTAGCAGAAGAAACGCATTTTGGCGTCCCTTCTCCAGGTTCATCACTTGCACAAGTGCCACCTGTTACAACATTAACCCAACCCGATTTTCCATCTTTTGATCTAGACTTACCAAACCAATCACGAAGACCTTCTTCATTAACATCTTTAAATTTCCTGTGATGCTTTTTAGCATCTGCTTCCATCTTTTTTAGGCGAGTATAATAATCTGGTATTTCGTCTAAGTGTTGGAGAGCAATATCCATCGCAAGTTCATGGTCCTTAGTATGCTCATGCTCAATGGGTTCTCCCATATCAAGTTGCTTTTGTATAAAAGAAACATCCAGACGATGCTTCTTTGCAATTTCTTCAACTGTTTTATGGGATTTAATCTTAGGCATTAATATAAAGTCTTTTTTTATATTTATTTCCTAAGACTCTCCAAACTCTTTTTGCTTTAAAAGTTTTGCCAACTCTGCAGTTGATCCGACAAAAAGTGCATTATTAACTGTAGTTGGTCCTTTTTGATTATCCTGCTCCATATCTTTTAACTTCTTCTGGAGATCCATTAGTTTGTCAGTAGCATCTGCAACATTTTTTATCAGTTGCCCAGCTACTTCATAAGCACGAGGCATCTCACTTTCTTGAGCCAATTCAAGAATTCCGTTTATTGCTTCTTGTCCCTTTTCTATTAATGAATAAAGATTTCCTCTTGTGTATTCATAATCTTTTTTTACATCTTCATTTGCTGACGCAGTTTTTTCAATCTTTTCTACTATTTCTTCTTTTTCGGAAGAAACAATGGTGCCTTCAATATTAAAGGTATCATTTAAACTATCAAACTTTTTTGTCATTTTCATATTCAACTAGTTAATCCACTAAATCCAAAATCATCTCCCTCTGGTATGAGAGTATTGTCTGTTGTAGTTATTGATTTTATTTCTGATCCTGATAGATGTGAAGTGATAGTTGTATCATCCCTACCCCTATCAACTGTTAAAATATTTCCTGATTTAGATCTTACATATAACTCTTCTCCTTCCAGATCAATGTATGTATTAACAGAAATACCACTAGCATCATTTACTGTAACTAGAATATCTTCTGGCCCAATATCTTTAGATAGGTTTGTAAGTACAATGCCAGTATAGTTTTTGATCGCTCTTGGCGTAGATGAATAAACGACATTTCTGGTTGGATTGTCTGTAGATTCTCCAGTAATGTAACTGATTGTAGTTTTCTTGATAATATCTTTTGTTGCCGTGGATACTGGACCAAATAGATATGTCTTTGCAGTAAATCTTAGAGTATAAATCAGAACTCTTCTAGTAGTAAAATTGCCTTCATAATCATCCTGCATTGTAATGTTTTCCAAAATAACAGGAATATCTCTTTTTTCATTGATGGAATCTACTAGTTCAACAGTTATATTATATGATGGTTGAAAATAAGGCAGTATCTGTTCTGTGATTTGTAGGGCATCATCGTTCAGTTTTGCCATTATTGCCAGTTCAAACTGAAGATTATATGGAACTGGCATGTATGCCTTTTTAGTTATAGATCCATCCGTAGAATCTTTTGTTGTAAAAAATTGAGTAGTGGAAACTTTTCTTGATGAGTCATAAGTCAATCCAGTTAATTCAAATGACATTCTTGGAAGTGTAATTTGAACTGGTTTGCTTAGATCTGGAGATTGCTCAAGTCTAG